CGGCTGATCTGCGCCTCCATCCATAGCCCGGCCTCTTTAGCGCTTATCTTGGTCACGCGCCCCAGCACGCTCTTGATCTCCTGCGCGTGGTCATAAAGCACTATTGGCTCCGGCACCGTGTCTAGCATGTAGTCGGTGTCAGCCTTGAATGTGTCGCCTTCCAGGTCGACGCCACCGTAAACGACCCCATAACCAGCGATGACAAAGTGGTCGTCCGTTATGGCCTTGACCTGCACCGCGTGCTTCGGCCCCTGTTTAGGGTCTGTCGTTGCGTACTCTCCTTCAGCCTCATCGCTGCCGGTATGCTCCTGCCAAGCCGCATGCGATTCACACGGCATGTAGACTGTCTCGCCGCCCTCGGTCAGCTCGTGATAACCAGCGCACCCGATGACTTCCGCACGCGCCACAGCCTCTTCTTCGGTGCTGTACTTGTCCACGCCCACGCGCGCCTTCTGCTCGTCCTCTGTGGCCTCGTTGAGTGCCGCCAGGTATGCTCCCGCCTGATCCGGCTCCGCGTAGCATTTCAGCAGCTCGTCCGGCTCTAGCTTCCAGACGCAGTATTGATCGTCATCGTCCTGGCGTATTTCGTATGGCATCATTTCCTCACTTTACGGCATTCAGCCTTTTGTCTAAGTCGCGTTGTATGTTAGCAATCAATTTCTGACTAGCATTCGTCACCTCATCGGCGGCTACAGCCCAGCGCCCTTTGTGCATCCACGCCTGCCGCTTCCCCTGCGCGTTGCCCGTGACGTATACGCTGTAATGCCTCCCTTTTTGCACCGCATCTGTTACCAGTGTGGCTCGTCTGGCATAGGTGCCTGTCCCTCGACCAGTGCGTTTCGCCTCTTTCACTTTTACGCTCCGCCCAAATATGTCCGTCCTTACGTACTTCTGCCTAGCCCGTTTCGGTGGATAGTGACTCACCTTTTTAGCGGCAGTATTCATCACCGCGTTCATGTTCTGGTTGACAATACCCGGCAATGCATCGCCCAGAACCTTGAAGCTCTGTTTCACCTGCTGGTCTTTTACGATTAGGCTGATTTGCATTTTTAGCCTTCCACCCTTGCTGGTACGATCATGGGCGCCCATTTCTGGGAATTATTCAAACAGTCGGGGCAATGTTCTGCTGGTGTCAATGTCCAAGTCGCTGACCAGCTGCCGTTATCTCGTTTAATGTCCCAATAGCATTTGCAGTTAGTGCCACACTGTGTACGGCCATCGCCCGGATATTGTGGCAGATGGGGAATACCCCGCGCTGTCACTTTCGCCTGCTCAAATGAATGGCTTCCAGCCTCCATGTATAACTTGGAACGCTCTGCAATCTGCCCCTGGCTCATGGCCGTCTCCACTGACCGGCCCCGCAATTTCATGTCAATCTCAAAACCCTCTAAATAACGGTATTGCTTTTGAATGAGCTGATCCAGGTTGCGCTGATCTGCCGCTGTGAAATTATTGCGACCACCGATGCCAGCCAGATATTCGGCCGTCTGCGTTTCGTTGATGGTTTTACGCATGTTCAGCGTCCACTCGAACCTACTAATCCGGCCGTCCGCAAGCTGCTGCGCGAACTTCGACACCTCATCCTTCTGCGCATTGATGAATGTGTTGCGCATTTCCACCAAGCGAGTGTTACTAATAAAGCGCCCGGTCTTATCTCTGTATCGCGCGGCCCCAGCATTGAAAACGTACCCCGTCGGCTCTTGTTTAATGCTGTTATTGTTGCTGCTCATCATCGTATCGCCAGCGATCAATAACCTCTGCGTCTAACATACCCTGCGCTTCTTTCGGCATAACGTCGTTCCATCGTTCAATAGCCGCGTCAACATCAACCTGTATTCCGTCAATGGGGGGCACGGGCGTAACCGGCTTGGCGTTACCTCTCGGCACCACCGGCGTCCGCTTGGCCTCCTGGTGCAGAAAAGCTGCCTTGATAGCCTCAATGGTGTCCGCGTCATTTAGGTCTACTTGAATCTCATGCACCATATGCGCCGGGATATGCTCGGCCACGAATGGGCGGCTCTTGCCGTTCTTGCTCAGGTTGCGCAGCGCGTACCGCTGCCACGTCGCCAGCTCGCTCTCCACCAGCGCCTCTTCGGGTTCCTCTTCCACCACCTGCTCGGCCTCTGGCTCTGGCCTGTTCTCGATGGGGTCATAGCCCAGCATCAGCATTGCATCATCCAGCGGCACACCGGCCTGCACCAACTGAAGCAGCGATGCGGCGCGGATGGTTTCGTCTTCCTGGAATACGTCAAGCTGTTCCGGTGTGAACTGGAGGGTGTAATCTGTTCCAGCCAAGAGCTGCGTGTTTATCGCGTTCTCATACATCGGTAGCCTTGGGCGGATGGTCATGTGCCAAAAGGAGTGAAGGTCTGTAACCGAGGTGGCATAATTCGCCGCGTCGCTCTCGAGAATGGACCGTGGCACACCCAACGATGCGCCGATGTCTAGCGCGACATGGGCGGCCAACTCCTTCATTCCCATGCTTTTCAGCTCTGGTGTGAGTGTCGTCACCTTCAGGTCGCCACGCAGGAAGAGCGCGCGCCAAGCATTGCCCACGCCTGACATTCTGCGCCGGAAGAAGTTCTGCGCCCGCTCCATTTCCACGGTGCCGGGATTGCCTGTAGTTGTAATCAGCGTCTGCGGTTGGGCGCCATTGGCGAAGAATTGGCTCGCGAACTCGTCCATGTTGAACCGCAGCTTCGATGCCTGTAGCGCCACCTGCGCCGGAGCAAGCCCCGCGCCTGTATCAGCGGTCATTGATGGTTCGCGGAGTGCCATAACCATATCGGGCCCCCACGGGCCATACGTCTGACTGCCCACCCGCTGGGTGAAGTGATCCTCGCCGCGCTTGTGCGACCAGGTGACAGTCGTTGGGTTCAACACCTGAACAGAAGTCATCAAGCGCCCCACGTACTGCTTCAACCCATAGGCCGCGCCGGTCAATAACAGCCCCAGCTCCAGCGCGTAAATGATGGACTGCAAATCTGGCTCTAGCGGCCAGTCTACTTCCTGGTCGCCCTTGAATACCACGAATGGAACGCTGCTTAGACTACTCGCCCGCAGGCTCACCGCCCGGTACAGCAACGGCACGGTTGCCCACGCGCTCACGGGGTCGTTGGCACTACCCGCGGCTGTCTCGTTGAAGCCTTGAGCCCAACCCGGAATGCCGACTATAGCCTTGAGCGCCCCTTCTTCCAATATTGTTTTAGTGCGTAATCCTGCCATTATATTTTCCTCACACCTGCATCAGAACCAGCGGGCCAGCGTCCTGTCGCGCACTCCAGGCCAGCGCCAGCGCCATTACTGTGTCGTCGTGCATTCCCTCCGGCGCGCTGTACCGCATTGCGCCACTCGTTAGTCTCTTGCTCTCATACGCCTGCAGCTCACCGATCAGCGTGGGGTCGCGTGGGATATGGATATCGCCCCGCTCGAACCCCAGGGCCAGCCCGTCAACGATCTGCTGCTTGCTCTGGTTGGTCGTGGTGAATGGCGTGACCGGCAGTCCGGCATTCTGCAACGCCTCGACAATCGGGCCACCCATAGCGTTAGTTTCAGCTATGATCTCCGCGCCAGGATAGCGCCCCCAGAGCGCGTGCAGGCGGCTCACCTGCGTCTGGTAGTCGGTACGTACCATTCTGTCCAATTCCACCACACAGCCGCTGTTGATCTCCACCACGCAGAATACCGTCGCGTCGTTGGTGCGGCCCCAGTCGCATCCTATAACATACTGACCGCTATCCGGCACGGTGTCGCCGTTCACCGCATCTAGAACACGCCGGAACACTCCGCCGCCATCCTCCAGGAACTGCGCCTCGTACTCTTGAGCGAATATGCGCTCTGGCATATCATGGCGGGCCGCCTCGATCTCATCTGCTGGGATGTGCGGGTTATCGCTGGTGGGAAAACTGAACGCCTTCCAGTCGCCGCCATCCTCCTGCCCGCGCTGGTGCAAGCGCCAGAACCAGTTACGGCCCGAAGGGGTTGAGATGAACAGCGCAGTGCCGCCCCTATCGCTCAGGCTGGGCCGGATGCTCTCTGACCACGCGCGTTCACTCATGAATGCGCACTCGTCCATCACGCAGTAGTCCAGCCCCTCCCCGCGCAGGCTGTCCGGCTCATCAGCTGATCGTACCTGCACCGTGCCACCGTTCGGCATAGTAACCAGCCGCTCGGTGTGGCGCACTTCTGCGCCCGGAATGGATGCGCCGATGCGCGATATGGGGCGCCAGCCCACTGCGCCCATCTTGTAGCTCGGTGCAACCCACCACGCGCGGCCACCATCGAACGCTGTCTCCATCGATTCGTATACGCCCAGACGCGTTTTTCCCCAGCGGCGGCCACCTGCCAGAACGCGAAAACGGGCCGGATGCCCGTGTACCTTCTGTTGGCCTACGTGCGGTTTAGCGTCCAGTCTAACTGTCATCGTTGTCGCCGTCCCAGTTCACCACTAGCTCGATAGCCGCGCCATCCCTGCCGCTGATCTCCTGGCGCATGTGGTCGCCGTAAAGCTCGCGACGGTGTGCCTTCAGCAGGAACTTGATGAGTCCGTCGCTGTACTCCTGCGCCCGTCTCCAAGCAGTCATCTCCAGAACGTCCACCGCGTCGGCCAGTGCGTGATCCCAGGCTTCAGCGAATGTCGGCAACTTGCCCCGCGCATGATACGCCGCCTGCCTGGTTATGCCTGCCGCCTGACATGATGCGCGCACATTTCCGCTCTTGCGGAGTGCCTCAATAAACGTCGGTTTCCAGCCATTCAGTCGCGCCATTTTATGTCAAATGTGTAAAGTGCCTCAAGCAGGATTAACCCCTGCGATAATATTGGAGCGGTCAGGTCGGAGTTGCACCGCCACGCCCGCGCTGGTCGCGCAGGTTCTACTATCAGATGACCGCGTATTCCCTCTTCTCCCCCTTGTACATCCCAGCGCCTCGTGCTGCGATTTCGGAAAACGGAATCTCTGGCACGGTCAAGCGCCCCCGATAAGATGGGTCAAGAAAATAGATGTACCGCAATTGATGACCCACCAGTCTTTCGGCTCCAAGTTGCGCCGCTACTTTCAGTGCTCCAGAACCGCCAAACCGCGCAGCCACCCGCTTGTTTACTGTCGGCTTCATACTCATCGTGTGACGCACACAGCCGCCCGGAAGTCTCCAGAGGTCTCTACTGGTTTTAATACTAGTGAGCACAAAACCGCTTGCTCTGTATATCGTGCCGTCGCCGCATTGCGTCGCGTCTGCATAAGACAACACCCACTTCACTTGCGGAGCATGACTCCGCAACAATCGCATCGCAACAGCCAGCGCCCGACTCTCACTGTTGCGCGGCAACGTGTCGGTGAAGGCCATACGGTTTAGTTCGATGAACTCGTGCCATCCTGTCCCGGCCACCAACCCCGATGCTTTCCGTTGGTCTAATGACGGGCCAAACTGAAGTGCTCCCTCCATCCTCCCGTGATAAAATACCCCCATGTGCATTTGACTGTTTACCGCCTTTCCCGAATAATGAAAGCGCCGTATAAATGCTCTGGCACGACTGGCCGATATGGGCCGCAACAGGATTTCTTTAGCCGCGCCCATTTGCCTCCACAAACGCATCGCAAACTCTCGCTAGAGCATTTCCGTTATTGTTTTTGTTTTCGCCGTTGAACGCGCCTGATGCCTTTGCTGCTTCCAGCGCATTCTTTACTATCGCCACCTGGTCGTCGTGGAGAACAAACTTCATCTGCTGAAATGGCGCGCGATCCTCTTCTGAGAGTGTAGAAAAGGCGTCGTCCCAGTCTGTGTCCTGTGGCCGAATCTCCAGCAGCTCCTCCAACTCTCCCGGCTTCCAGAACTCCTCAAGATCAACGATACCATTAGCCGACAGGTCAAGCAGCGCCTCTGTATCCCACTCCAGCCCCGTCTCGCCGGTGCGGTTATCTGCTATCGCCAGCCCGCGCCCTTCGCTGCTGTCAATGTCGAGGTCGGTGCGCTGAACCACTACCAGCTCGTTCCCGTCAGTCTGAACCACGCGAACAGGCAGGTCGATCTCGGCTGCTACGTCTACTGTTTTATTTCCGGCAATGAGGTTGCCCTCACGATCTGCCAGCACAGAACGCCCCGCGCCGTATTGCCGCAGGCTCTTCTCCAGCAGGCCGCGCCCGCGTTGCGTTCCCAGGTTGGCATTCTTGCTGTCCGGCTTCAGGTCAGCAATCTTGCCGATGCGTTTAGCGCCGTTTGTTCCGTTCGTGGATGTCACGAAATAGCGCATCCACGCGCGCGCCCAAATAGAATGCGTACACGATAACCACAGCGCACAACGCTGCCGTCACCGTGTCTATTGTCAGCATTTAAGCTGATCGTTTTCATGCGTCCATTGTCAGTCAGCCACTCTTGTGCAACCCACTCTCTATTCCCGTCGCCACGCTGTACGCAGCGCCTGCGCCCACTGCACTCTGAATGGCCTGCCACATATCGATCTGTCCTTGAAAATAGCCAGCGGCCACAGCCACTAGCGATGTCACCAAAACCCAGAATTTTCTGCTTCTCAATATCGCTTGAAATTTCATGGTGTGATCTCCTTAAATGAAAAGCGCGACAATCCGCTTGTACGGTTGCCGCGCTGGTCAGCCCAGGGGGGCTTTTAGTGTTTATTCTGTGGTGCTCTGCTCCTCAGCCGGGGGGCTTGCCGCTAGGAACGTGTCTATCGCAGACACCGCCAGCAGCAACGCGCGCCGGATGGCTCGCATAAGCACGTTGATATTCTTGTCCGTTGTACCAGATTTCTCTTTTGTTGTCAATGCCTAATCCATTATCGTGACCGTCACCACCAGCGAACCGTGGGGGCTGTGCTGGTCATATATTACCTCAGCCTCGCTCGGTGGGATATAGGGCTGCTCTCGCGTCAGTAGGTCTAGAAAGAACGTCTGTTCCTCGTCGTTGAGAACGTTTATGGCCCCACCGCGGTCAACGCACGTCCATATGCCAGAGCCGAAGCCGTCGATCTTGAACTTCGTGCCAAGCGCAAATCGCACCGGGCAGGCCACGCCGATATTTTCCCAATAAGTCCAATGCTCTGAGATGCGGCCATCGGTCAAGTATGTGGTGCATTCTGTGCCAGTCCAATTGGCAGGAAAGCAATTAGTACCTCCCCAAGCAGGCCAGTAG